AAGACCCGGCTCGTGCGCCCCGCTCCCGTATGCTCCGGAGTGCTCGCGCCGCCGATGATCGTGGCGCCGAACCTGGCGTTCAATATCTGGTTCCAGCGCACCGTAACGTCCCGAGTGGCGATATCCGGGTAGCGTGTAATGTCCCGGTTCTCCGACTTGATGTTGAATGCGAACCCGACCTGCGCGCCCGCCCACACGTTCTCCAGCACATTCCCTTCGATCAGCACCCGCTCCGCGATCTTCAACTCCAACAGGTTCTTGGTGGTCCACTTCCCCTCCCACTCCATCGGCTTGAAAATGTGGTTGCCGCGGATCGTGATATCGGATGGGACATGCCCCTCCGGGCCGAGCGCGGCGCCGCCGAACATGATGTTCTCGCCAGCCCCGGCGAGATGGTTGTTAAGGATGAGATAGGGGCCCGCGCCGCGGTAGCCGAGGATGGCTTGCGAATCAAAGCCGCGACCGTGGCACTCAGATACCCACGAGTCGATCACGGCTTGGTTCGCGCCGTTCAGAACGATGCAGCGCTGGATGCTCTGCTCCGGCGTGGAGCGGATCAACATTCGGTCCAGCACGATATCCGAGCTCCCAAGCTCCAGATCGATCAGCGCGCTCACCACGGCGGGACCACCTACCGTGTCGTGCGTAACCTCGATCCCGATGAACCTCCATCGCGCGTCACCAGAATCGGCGAGCAGGACGCGGCGCGTGCCGGTCCCTAAGATCCGCGCCATGAAGCGCGCCTCGCTCGGCGTTACACGCTTCCCCGCGGGGAGGGAATCCGCACGGGAGCTGCGTACTACCACCCATCCGGTATCCGCTCGAGCGGGGATCTGGAAGTCTCCTGCGTAGGTCGCGCCCGCCTGCAGCTCGATCACGTCGCCCCCACGCGCGGCGGCGAGCGCGGCGCGGAGATCCCCGGTCGCGGGAACCTGCATCACGCGCCGCGTGACGGGCATCGCCGTGCTGACGGTCACGCGCGGTAGCTCCGCAGGCCCCGAGACCGACGTGGGCGGCGTCTCCGCGTCCGGCTCTTCGGGAGCACTCACCGCACCGCTCAGCACCGTCGAGATCTCCTGCTGCAGCGCGCGTAGCAGGGGGAATCGAGTGGTATCGGTCGGGGACTGCGCTGCGGCGGGAAGCGCGGCCGAGAGGAGAAGAAGCAGGAAGATCGCAGCCTTCATGTAAAATCCTCGTTAGTCGATTTGTGCGTAGAGCCCATCGATTCGCACGAGCGCGCCGGTATCCGAGAGGCTGAATACTCGTCCTGGCGATCCGACCCGACCTAACGACTGGAAGTATAGCTCCTGCGACGGTGAAGCGCCTAGCTCCTTCGTGAAATCCGTCCACGTTGCTCCGTTGTCGTCGCTCACGGAAAGCACCACAGACGGATCCTCCACCACGCTCGGAAGCGCACTCCCATACACGCGAGCATAGCTATTCCGAGCGACGTTCCGCGCGCGGTGCGGGTATACTCCCGTCACCACGCTCACGATCGGCTCTTCCCCCGGATCCGTCGTCACATCCGCGCGAAGCTCCGAAATCTCCCCGCCGTCCCAATCAATCCCGATCGTTCGCACGCCCCACTGCGCGCCCTGTACGAGATTCCAGAGGGTCGTGGGGAAGGTGATCCAACGCCCCCACTGCTGCGTCGTCGCGTCGTAGATGAAGGTGCCCTGCCCCTCCAGCGTCAACGCGTAGAAGAAGTGCCCGTCGAAGTGGAAAGACCACGCCTTCTCCCCCGTGCCGAAGAAGCTGTCCCGGTTGAGCCGGATGCGCTCTTCGATCCCGTGGTCGCTCACCCGACGCGGGCGCCCGTCGAGCGCGTAGACCACATCGTCGCTTCCCACGAAGTACGGAGTCTCCTGCACCAGCGCGACCGTTCCCGCTCGAGCGCCGATCCGGAAGGCGAGTCCCGACATACGCTGCACCGGGCGCTCCGCGTCTCCACTCGCGTACCACGCCTCCGTGCTCGACTCGCCGAAGAGCCAGACCAGATCACCGGCGCGCACGGCGTCCACGATCTTATCCGGCTCCGCTTCCGCGCTCTCGTAGTCCAGCGCGTCGATCGTGATATCGCCGGGACGGATGAAGAAGAACTGCATGGAGTCCTTCACCACCGCCAGCACGAACCCGCTCAGCGAAACGACCTTGCTGATACCCACACTTCCCGGCGTCGCCACCGCTGCGAGTGCCGCAGCCCCATCCTCGTAGACGAAGAGATCTCCGCCCCCAGCGATGAAGAGGTTCCCGTAGGAGAGACCCACCGACGCAGCGAATGAGATCTCGTCCAGCAGAGTATCCGCGCCGGTGATCTCTACGGTGGATGCACCATAACGGTGCAGCGCGCCATCACTGCCGTCGCTCGAGACGATGAAGAGATCCCCGTCGAACACGCCGGGCTGCGAGAAGAGCGCGCGGTACGGTGCATCGCCCTCCGCCGCGAACGCGATGCTTCCCGGCCGGGCGAGAAGAGACGCCTCTTCCACCACAGTCGGGTTCTGCTCGAAGAAGCGATTCTCCATCCGAATCTCCACGCCCTGCGCGAAGGTCCGCTTATACGCCCCCACGCCGAGCGGAATGCGAATGGGATCGCTCATAGCCCGGTGCGGATGTTCGACACGCCGGCGCCGGCGAAGTCACCGTACCCGGCAGCGGGGATCTCCTCGCTCTGCTTGTAGCGCTTCTTCAGGCGGCTCAGCATGTCCGCGTATCCCATCCGCACATCGTCCGATACGGTGGTCTTGAAGCGCGTCGAGAGCTTGATGATCAGGCCGTTGATGAAAAGCTCATCGAACTCCGGCGGGAGCGGCATCCGGTCGTCCATGCCGAGCTTTTCCAAGCAGACCCAATTCGCATCATCGGCGCGGTACAGCCACCGGCGCGACCCACCGACGCCCTGAATGGTCGGCTGTCCCTGTATGAGCCGGCCGTTCCCGTCGAACGTCAGCAGCGCAGTCGCGCCGGCGTCGGCGTACGCCATCCGGGCGCCGTCCGAGGGGTTGTTCGGGAAGTAGACCGTCGCGGGGGCGGTGATCGACGCCATGATCCGCACGTTCACCGGCGGGTTCGTCCACTGGTCCGGCGTCAGGTCGTGCGCGAGCGGCCCCAGCGGGTAGCGCGACGCGACGCTGCTTGTACGGAAGAACGGAACCGGCCAATCCCGGTACTGCTCGCCGAGCTCCAAACCAAGGAGAGAGAAGATCATGCTGTTGAGGCGGGGAAGCGCCTCCAGCATGTCTTCCGCCGTCGAGTCGCGCTCCGTGAGGAAGTTTCCATCACGGAACGCCTGGACGATGATCTCTCCTGCTTTGGTATCCGATTCCACGCTACTGCGGCGTCAGACGGGCGAGGGAGCGCAGCTCATGTGCACTCTTCGGGCGCGAGCTTTCCTTGTAGCGCAGCTTCACGCGCGCCAGCATGTCGTCGTAGCGAGTGACGATCTGCGGGTCGATCGTGACGCCGAACCGCGGAGCGAGGCGGATGGCGAGCCCCGAGATGAAGAGATCATCGAACTCGGGCGGGAAGGGGATCTCGTCGTCCACGTCCGTGATCGGCTCCAGACGAATCCAATTCCCCTGATCAGCGCGGTACATCCACTTCTTCCCGTCCAGACCGGAAGGAGTGCCCGGCAGCGTAAGACCACCTTCGATCAGCCGCCCGTACCCGTGCAGGATCGGGTTCGCGGTCGATCCGACGTCGATGAACTGCATCCGCGCGCCATCCGTGGGCGAAGCGGGGAAGTAGATCGTTCGATCCGCGCCGGAGATCGTGACCAGCAACCGAGAGTTTTGCGGGGGGTAGGGCCACGGCGTCGTGCTCTGCTCCGTGGACGTCGGCGTGAGCGGGTGGTGCTTCTCCTGCGCCTGCGGCCACGCGGTCAGGATCGGCCAATCGCGGAACTCCTCACCGAGCTCCACGCCGAACAGCGCGTTGATGAGGTTGTTGAGACGAGGGATCGCCTCTACGATCTCTTCCGCGGTGGACGTGTGCCCGATCGGCGTGAAGTTCGGCTCGCGGAACGCCTGAACAATGATTTCCCCTGCAGTGCTGCTCATAGCGTTCCTCTCAAGGAATCAGGTCGTTCCGAGCTTCCGAACGGACTTCCGCCTCTCCACCACTGGCGCGGGCTGAGGATCAGGATTGATACCCTGCTGCGCATCTACCAACCCTCCGTCCGGAAGAGCGATGGACCACGGATTGTACGCCTCCACCGGAGCCAGGCCCGTGCTCATCGGAGGAAGCTCCTCGTCCTCGGTCTCCGTAATCTCGACCGGCTGAATGTCCGGCGCCTTCGCGAAAACGGACCCGCAGAGCACGTTACCACACTTGTCGCACCGATTCAACACTACGTCCTTCGGCGGCGGGGGCGTGTCCATCCAGCCCTCCGGAATCTCCTCGATGGTATGGAAGATACTCGCTTCGCCGTTCGGGCCATAGGCCCATGTCGGTAGGCTTGAAAACATGATGGATCGCGGCACGAAGCCGAAGTTGAAAGGAAAGAGAGGCCCGGCTGTTCACCAACCGAGCCTCTCTCGTTCTATCGCGCAGCTCAGTTAGAGCTTACGGGGTGCCGCTGAAGCGAACGCCGAGCCGGGGATCGACCACCTTCGCCCCGTAGATCATGTCCCAGCGGTGGATGTGCCGCCCGGTGTTGATGTCCGAACCCCTCCAGTACCGGATGGAGATGCCCGTCTCCGGGTCGGTGGCGAAGCTGGAGGTGTCGCTCATCGGCGTCTCCAGCCGCGCGCTCACGAGCTGGATCGCCGGCTTCGCCCACACCGCGCGCACCGGGCTCACCAGCCCCGCCGCGCCGAGGAAGGTGATCGCCGCGTTGTCGGCCGGCGCCGAGTTGACCGTCCCGAACGCGGTGTTCGTGTCGGCCTCCGCACCACCCGTACCGGGCACGATGATGTGCGGCCAGATCTTCAGCGCCGCGACCGCGCCGCCGCCGGTGGCGGTTGCGTCCTCCGTCACCACGAACTGACGAAGGTAGGAGAGCGTCTCGCCGGAGCGGTTGTTGATCGCGTAGACCCCCGCGATGGTGAAGATCTCGCCCTTCTTGATCGTCGCCGCGGCGGCGAGTCCGTCGATCGCGAGGGTCGAGTAGTCGGTGTCCTTCACCGTCGCGTAGTTCACGTTCTGCGACGCGCCGTTCACCAGCCCCGCCCCCGACGCGGCGCGCGTGCCGTTCGTGAGGCTCTTGATGTGCTGGGTCGCGTACAGGTCCATCTCGGAGATGAGCGGAACCCGCGCACGCTCGAGCGCGGTGCGGTTCACCCCCTGGATGTTGGTGGCGGTGAGCGTCGCGCGCAGCGCGGCGGCGTCCGCGTAGCTGAGCACGCCGGAAAGCTCGCCCTCGACCGACTGGTCCATGAGGCGCGTATGCGCGGCGAACAGCTCCGCCGGCGCGTCCACGTCCGTCCCCATCGAGCCGACGTGGCTCGCGAAGGAGAGA